TGCTCTTACCACAACCACCTGAGCCATAGAGGCTATTAACAAAAGGTGACGCACCTCTAAGGCTCCTAGAACCTTTTTGAAGCTCGACCAAATTTTTGTTAAAAGTGGAAATGATATTCTTGACTTCAATGCTAATGGCGGGGCCACGCAAATACTGGTACTTAGAAACATTCATTTTCTCAAACTTGATGTACTCAATAAAGCTATAAGCGTTGGTAATAAAACAATCGTTGAACTTAATGTCATGCTTCTGGGACAAATTGCACAACTCCGTACAATCCCTATAATTAAGCATCATTTCGTTGTAACCATTACTATTAATGAGGTTGGAAATTCTACGAACTTCCCTGACACCAGGCGAAATCCCTTGCCCAACAACCGACCTGAACAACATGGTCGTGACAGAAACTCCTATAGTGGCAATAAGTGTTGCAATAGTTGTTTCACTAGACAACTTGTTCACAATCTCATTAACGGCTGTTCCAAAAACACTGGATGTAATCTGTGGTGTTTCTTTAGGCCAAAATCTACGTATAGACGCTGCAAGAGCTGAAAAAGTAAGAGCTTTAACAACGCCATTAACATGAGAATCAGAAAAAAGTTCCTGAAAAAGATTGCCACAAGTCTCAGATGCACTGTCAGGAACTATGCTAAGAAGTTTGGCAACAATCTCGTCTAACCTGTCAAACGTCCCACCAATGGCGTCAGAACTTTCAATGGCCTTAGTCTTAAGATTAAAAGCCATACGGGCGCCCTTATCCAAAAGCTTCTTAACCGAATCACGCAACCTAGCGCCATAAAAACGAAGGCCATGATCAAAGCCAGCGAAATTGTCGTCCGTATAAAGCCCTGAAACTGCCATAATAGGAACAACGGTTATAATGACTGTTTTACTAATGGTGTTAAAATAACTAGTAAGACCTCTATTGGTGTTGGTGTTAAAAATAGGTAATGTGCTAAAAAACTTGCTCAAGCACACAATTGCAAAACCAGACGTTATTGGCTGAGAACGAAGTTGATCAATAGCCTTCCTGAAAAAGTCAACAATATCAACAGTCAAAGCTGAATAATCGTGATCACTCTTAAGAAAAGCAGGCAAAGAA